TCACCGCGTCGCGCGCTTCTGGAACTGTTAGTATAAAGTAGTTGTTTCCTGCTTGATAAAGTTCAGGAGATAAAGCTCCACTCAATGCATTAGTAACACCATCGGTTACAAACTCAAGCATTCTTTCATTGTATCCGTCTAAAAGATAATAACTAAAATCCAAGTTAACAGTTGGAGATTCTACGACAATGCTGTCAAGCCTAGACATGTGTCCAAACTGATTAACGTCTTGTCTTGTTACGGTGAAACCATAATTTGCACTCTGAATACGATTTAATTGCTTAATGATCGTACCATGGTAATTAGAGGCCCCAGATTGTCCATTATTCCATGCGGGCCAAGCATCTCCTTCTTGCCATCCAACTAAATTTTTAGCATTATTTGTGGCTGGTGAAGCTTGTGTTCCGCCATGCACTTGCCTAATCCCTGAGGGTGGGGTGAAGAGTCCAAAAGGTCCCGGACCAACGTTAGCTGCTAAATTAGCGTAATCACCTGGATTTGCTGCGTCTTTAATTGCGGCTCCAGTAAAGTGTGCTCCAGTAGAATCTGGGCTTATAAATAACGCTTCTGATTGGTAGATTACTCTGTTTCTATGTACTGTCATTTTTGAATTTCTCCTATTTTGTTTTGAAAAAGTTGTTATCTTTTATTACATCCCTTCTTTGCTATTGGGAAATTTTTTTATTTAGCTCTCGGGAATCTTGCTTGATTAATTTCAAAATCAACGAAACCGAGATACAAATCTGGGTTTGTCGTCTTGGACAATCTATCACTAATTTTAGACGCTCTTGCGTCGTCGATAAACATTATTGGTCCATAATGATGGCAATTTCTTACTGTTTCAGTATAGCTAAAATGGCCCGTCTTAAGATCTCCATATTCGTCAAGTGGATAATTATCGTAACCCACATTCACTACTCCCCTATTGAAAGCGTCCGCACACAAAGACATTGCCCCATCAAGCTGATAAAGATTCTCTGCGAAAAATATTACCCTATAATACAAATGAGTTAAATCCTCTCCTCCGAATGCGAATGGAGTATTTTGAGTTCTTTCCATCGACACAAATGCAGCTGGAGCTACTTGTTGATAAGGTATAAGTCCCGTGCCCTGACCCAAGTCGGGAGTGGTTCTACTATTTACATTATACTTGTTCTGTATAACTAAATTTTCTTCTGTATCATCGGCTAGATATATATTTATATCTTTAACTGAAAAGTCGCCACTAATTTTCAAGTCTGCATAATTTGTTGGAAAAAATATTCCATCAAAAAGAACCCTTCCATTTTCGAAATCTAAAGATAATCCGCTTTGTCCTCTTTCACAAAAATTATACACCCCATCGCCTGTATCCACGTAAACTCCACTTGGTATTACTGCTCCAGCTATATCGCTGTCGTAAACCCACTGCTTGTATTCACTATTGTACGACACTAATCCGTTTACTGGATCATCAGGATACATTGGCAATCTTTCGTCGGGCATATAATAAAGCTCGCCCTGCTTGTTCGAGTACGCCTCTCCGCAGTGAACAAGATAATGATCAAGCCATAGAGCAAAGCTGCTCGTTGCGTCGTGCTGAAATTGCGGCTTCATAATCCTCTTCCTACTGAAATGTCTTTATCTATTTTCTCAAATATCTTTGCCCATTTGTTTAAAAACGCAGATACATACGAAGTGTTGCTAAATTTACCCGTTCTTATTTTATTATTTGCTTGAACCCCTCGCCCAGATCTACTATTCTTGCTGCTTGTATTTAAATACATTCCCAGTCCAGACATTCCTTTTTCTATTCTTTCTGCCCAGCTTATTCCGCTGGCCCAAGGCAAAGGGGTGACCGCAAATATATCCCGGCTACTTGGTATTTCTATTATCAGTTTTGCTGTTCCATTTTTATTAAATCTAGTGACCCTATAATTGGTTTGAGATAAAAGCTCAAGAATTGGAGTTATCGGACTATCTCCTTGATTAAAACCTATAAACGTAAAAAGATTACCGTAGCCCCCTAGTGTGCCGCTTATATTGCTTGATGTTGATCCGGCCAATATCTCCTTGGTTACCGGTAATCTTAAAAAGTTTGTCATCATTTCCTTCTTTAGTTTTTCTATTTTCTTGTAAACTAATTCTCCGTTTTTTAATTTTAAATTGTTTAATATAGCTTTTTGTGAATTTTTTGAAGATAAAGATCTTTTTATTTCTTTATCGAAAGCTGCACTATCAACTGAGAATCTTACGGGCATTAATCTGTTGGTCTTAAATAATAAGTAAAGAATTTAGGGCGGAATAGTCCGTGCTTCCTGACATCTGTAACTTTAAACATCAAGCGGCCATCTATTTCTACGCGCTTTGCATCTTTAAAATACTCGTACCCTTCTGAGTCAAGCTTTATTCTAACTTCTCCAATGTCGTGGCTTACTTTTATTGTGCTGTTTACTTCTGAATCAAAGTTTACTTCTGTTTGTTTGTCTGAGTATAGTATTCTAGCCTTAAGGGCGCTAAACTGACTTTTTCTTATTGTCTGACTAACTCCCCTGACGTTGTTGTATAGATAATTAAAGTTCGGATCAGTACTTACTATAACCTTCTGGGATTCCTTATAAGCAAATATACTGCGTGCAAATGTATCGTGCATGTCTTGCATTACTGATTCGTATTCTGCCTTTTGGGCCGCTGTTAAAAAACTCGCCATAAAGTATTATACACTTTCTTTGAAAAAAATACTCTCGCATTTTATAATAAGATACAACGAGCAAACACAAACTACATGAACCCAGACGAATCAGTACATTCATTCTACAGTAAAAACACAAAGATACTTTTTAAATCTTTCTTGATTATGATTGAAGATCTAAATAACGATCATCTTCGCAACTTCGATAAACTTCGTAATTCTGTCCCCAAAGAATATCAACCGTTAATCGACCAAGCAGACTACTTCGATCAAACAAAACTACAATATCTAAGAAAGAAAATACTAGACCTAGGTAATGAAAGTATAAGAACTACTGAAAATTCACTAGAAAATTTTACTATAAGTTTTAAATTTTAAATATATAATACATTAAGCAATTAAACAACATATAAAAATATGAGCAAAAAAACAATCTACAAGTTTACTGTAAATAAAGAAGAAGAAGTTGAAGAACAAGAAGTTTCCGAAATTGTAAACCAAGAAACTAAGGAAAAAGAAAAAGTCACAAAGACTAAGACTGTAAAAAAACCAGTTCAGTATACTATCAGGATAGCTAACCCATCCCGCAGGCAGGTAGAAGATGCAGACATGGAGTTCAGTATCGAAATGAGCAAGTGCATAAAAAAAGGCATTCTCACTAAAGCTATGCTCGCAAAAAAATACAGCGACAGCGGGGGGCTACTTTCAGAAGAAGACTCTACAGAGCTGATGCGCCTTTACAGAGAGCTCACTGAAACTCAAAGCGATCTTGGCCGCTCAATGACCAAGAAAAACAAAAACGACAAAGAAACCAAAAAAGAAGAAGAACTGACCGAATCTTTTGCGGCGATCAGAAAGCGTATTGTTGATCTTGAAACAAGCTACCAAAATGTATTTAATCATACGGCCGATACTAAAGCCCAAAATAAAACCATATTATGGTACATGCTCAATCTTTCTTATGTTACCGGTCCGGACGAAAAAGAAACTCCTTTATTTGCTGGACAAAGCGTGGAAGAAAAAGAAGAGTCTTACTATCAGCTTGACGAAAATGAAGACGAAGTTTTTGACCTGGCTCGTGAAAAATTGATGACCTTCATTAGTTTTTGGTACTTTAGCCAAAACGCATCCGAGGAAGATTTCTCCAATCTCGAAAAAGATATCGATTCTGGCGAACTCTAATGGGTGGACCCAAAAGAGTATAGAGGGCTATTCAAAGAAATAGTCGATGGGTTCTCAGCCTACTATGTGGGTGAAAAAAAAAGGTTCATAAAACACCAATCCACCTCAGATCTTGTTGACTTTGATCAAGTGTACCAAATGCACTTTGACCGGGCGATAGCCAGAGGTTTACCCACTGAAGAAGAAATATTTTCTGATCTAGAAAAAGAAGGGGTCTGGTCAAAATCTGATGACGCCGAAATAGAAACTCAAAAATTCTATCTACAAAGTTTAGTAAAAAACAAAAAGAACATTTACTTAAAAAGCGCACTGCAAAGAGTAAACGAACAGATAAAAGAAGCTGAGGAAAAACTAAACGAATTAACCTCTCAAAAGGAAAACCTTATATCAAACTCGTCGGAAAGATACGCTACCAATAGAGCTAATGACTTTTATATGTTTAATAGTTTCTATAAAACTCAAGATCTAGACGAGCCCCTGTATACCCAAGAAGAATTCGAAAACATAAGCACAAAAGAAGTTACCACCCTAGTAAGAATATACAATAGCTTTCATACAAAATTTTCAGAAAAAAAAATACAACACCTAGCTATACAAGATTTTTATAAAATATATTACTCGTTCTCGGAAAGCACTATGGACTTCTTTGGTATACCAGTAGTCAAGTTAAATAACTTCCAACTCAATCTTCTAATATATACTAGAATATTTAAAAATATATTTGAAATGAATGATGATATTCCAGATAAAATAAAAAAAGACCCAGAAGCATTACTGGATTATGCAAATTCTTCAGAGGCTAGAGAAGAAGTCAAGGGAAAAATGAACGACTCTTCATCAGCTTCTACAATTGTAGGGGCCACAAAAGAAGACCTAGAGGAATTAGGAATGAACACTTCAAACGGCACAAGCCTACATGAGGCCGCCAAGAAGAAAGGTGGATCCCTCTCAATGAAAGATTTGATGGACATAGGCGGAGTTTAGTGTATACATATATATGCCTAGTATTAAAATAAGAAATTTAGATTCCGCTTCAGACGCAGAAATTACTGGTAGCAATTATATACCCACTGCCTTGGAGGGCTCAAGTCTTTCGACCAGAAAGGTAACTTTTGATCAGGTTATATCGGGAGGAGCTCCAAATTATTCAGGAAATTTCATTTATGGCAGTTTTACAGGAGGCTTGTCGGCAATTGGTGATATAAAATTTACTGGAGATACTTTTTTTGATGGAAACCCAAGTATAGCTGGATCTCTAAATGTCACAAGCACTGTATCTGCTAATGCCGGAATCTTTCAAATTTTAGCCTCGGACAGTATGACTGCTGAAACCGCTGTTATACAGTCCATCTTAAATTTTGATGACCTAATGAATGGTTACAGCCAAGGATTGTCAGAAGCCACGGAAGGCGAGCAAGACACAGTTCTTGACTCAGAAGGCAATGTAGTTCAGAATCCAAACAAAAACGCTTCCTCGACGGTGCGGTATGTGGATACAGACGGGGACGGAGTTGCTGATTCCCAAGTATTAGTAAACACAACGCCAGTAACTGCCGAAAACCTAGATTCACTAGTTCAACCTGGAGGAGGGCTAGAAGTTACAGAAGTTTGCCAAAACGAAACTTTTGACATTGTTGAATGCGAACAGAATGGAGCCCCAAATCCATACGTAAAATATAAAACCAAAAAATTATCTTTAGCAACCTCTGTCGCCTCAAGCACTATAAGTATAGAAATACATAATACCGATGGGGTCGAGTACAGGAGCGGAATTTCCGTCGGCATCGATGGAAAACTAACAGCCAAGCTCAAAAGGCTCCGTGACGCGTTTACATACATAAGAAATGATGTAGCATCCAGCGATGCAATCATTAATATTTATCTACAAACAGATACAGACGAAGGGGAAATTGAAAATTCCAATGGAGTTTTTGCTAGCCACGCAAACCTCGAGATCAACAAATGCTACATCAATATATATGGTGATTCTACAAAATACTCGACGGGAGGCTTAACTAAAGTGAAAATGAAAGCAAAGCGTACGCCTAATGCAAGCGCATACGTACCCATGTGGTTTAACTCAAAAAACATATTATTCAGCTTGGTTAATCTTGCGTTTGATCTTGATGATAGTGACGGGGTTCACACAGCGATAAGGTCACACAATTCGTGCACTCTCAATCTTATTGGTTGTAAAATCAATGCCAGAGGATCAACACACTGCCTTATTGAAGCTTCCAGAGGGGCAACCGTTCAAGTCCAAAATTATAATGACGGTCCTGACCTAGACCCTCTGGACAAAGGTTTCTGGGCGCCAGCTTTAGAGCTTGACTTCGGGCCCAGAAAAGCTACCTCTTCAACAGGAGTCGGCAGCGTAGGGGCTAATTTTTATTGTGACTATTTGTTTCAAGCTGATACAGGAGGAGTTATTAGGTTTCCTGAGTACGGACCCCATATACCATTCAACGGCAATCCTCATACTTATTTTCAATCTAGAATTCATTTTTGCTCAAGCAGAATAAAAGTCGGGATTTCAGTTTTATCCTTATTGTCTAATTGTGTGGTCGATATAATCGGTTTATTTACAGCCGCTAATGGCCTTTCGTTTACCAGTGATAATTTTCCTTTCTTTCTTCGAGCCTCAGCATTTAATGCCGTTAATACGAGAAATGGGAGTCATATGGTAGGAATAACTCAAGATGGTCTAGCCGAAATAGCAAATTATATTCCAGGAAACGCCTTGGCGACTCCAACTACTCAATCAGGAGGTCCGACTGTCCAAGGTCAAGATTACGTTATGGCAAATAATATTACTCCTACGTTAAACCTCTTAACAACCTACAAAGGACGAGATGCCTCAGGCAATGATACAAACGGTAATATTGAAAACTATTGGGACGATTTCAACTGGAACGCGTTTTAAGAATAATACCCAGAACCAGTAACAGTCCATCCATCATTTCCAGCAACCTGTCTGGGTTGAGCGCCATACATATTATATGCGCCCACAAGCTCTGTAATTTTCTTGTCTGCTTCTTCTGCTAATTCTTTATAATTTCTTGACGCACTGACTCTATCCTTGGCTGAAAAGACTCCTCTTTTTATTGTGGTATCTCCTTCGCGTAGTTCAGTCCATTCGCTTTCATTAAAGGCTGAGGCCGAACTTGCGTCGTAAAGGCTTCTGAGCACCCTTCTTGCCTCCTTAAAGTAATAGTCCTTGATATAAAGCTGAACGAGTATTTCTTTTTCTTCTTCTTGAAGTGGCGGGTTTACATCTCCTCCTGAGCCAGTGTATCCAAATGATTGGTTGATTAAAACATTTAATTGTCCTACATGCCCGCTTAGGCTACCAGATATGGTCAACAGTTCAGCAGCTTTCTCTGTAGTGCCGGTAATGAAATCAAAATCGTACAGAAGTACGCCGCTAGCTATTTGACCTATCTGATTAAGGGACATTAGAATTGCTCTCCAAGTATCTTGAGTAATTTCTTACCTTGCTCTGATTCTGGATCAACGATTGGTTTAGTGACTTGAACCACTTTGTTCGCGCCGCCAGTAGTATACTGGGAGTACGCCTTTTTGAGTTTTGTTTTCAACATTGCTTTTGTTCCCGATGGAAACACCCCAGATTTAACTGCTAGTTCTTGCAAGCTGGTAATCGGCATGGTTTCTATTGCTGAGTCAAACGCTTCTGACGTATCGTATCCAAACGGATTCTTTTCTTTGAAACCCATTAATTGCTCGAGGTCTCTTGCTTCTTTTGATTCCTCTTTTAAATGATCAACTCCGTCACTGAATTCCATCGGTGCTTTTGTTGCCTTTTTTCTTGTGTTTGTTTTTTTAGCCATGATTTTTCCTTTTTCCTTTATTTATTATATAAATATATGTTAATATCCACAAACAAAAAATCCACCATAAAGGTGGACTTTTTGAAAGTTTCCTTTGAGACTCTATTATAGAGTGATTCCAGTAAGAACTCTGTCATCAAGGATCATACGACCTTCTTCAAGAGAACCGTAGTATCCAATTTTTTGCTGACGAATACTATACTGATCATCTGCCAAGAGAGTAAACTCGGATCCTGTTTCAGAATCAAGAGCAACTGCGCGGAATAAAGATTCACGCGTACGGTCAAGACCGATAACTAAATCTGTTCCATCTCCGCCAAGACCATTCCATACGTTTGTGAACTTCTGTCCTGCGCCAAGCTCGTTGATTTCCATGATGGAAATACCGTAGAACTCAGGAATACCAGCGTTTTGATAAATTGCGTTACGCATTTCATCAGTAGCAGCAATTGGACCACCTGCATTAGCAGCTACACCAGCAGCAGTACCAAGAGTATTGATTGGATTGTAAGCCATCGCACGAAGACCTTCAACAGCCTCAGGACTCATGATCATATCAGTGATTCCTTTGATTCGGCCTTCTGGAGTTCCACCTGTCCATGCAGTGTTGATTCGTTTTGCTTTAGTTAAAAGCTTATTGAAATCATCAAGGATCAATGTGTTTCCATTAGCTGCGTTAGTGTGAGCTACACCGTTTGTGCTAGCAGCAAATAATGCTCCTAGGATCAAGTTTGCAGAAGTAGATTCTTGACGAAGAAGAATTTCTTGAGCAATACGAGTAAATGATTTACCAACAACGTCTAAACGAGACTTAGCGGCGTAGCGTTTGTCGAAATCAACAGCGCTATCAAGACGATAAGTCGTGAACTTCATTTCTGAAGCAGTTGGTGTTACAGTATTGGTTGGAAGACCACCAGGAACTGATGTGCTGTAAACCTTTACGTAATCTGGAGCAGTAACATCATAGTAAAGATCCAAAGGAATACTAGGACTGTCCATATCGTTAAACTGGAAGTTTGTGAATAAGTTACTAAGCGTAGGAGCTTGGTTTACAACCTCGGCCAAAACTGGTCCGATGAATTCTGCCAATGCCATTTGTGCTTCGTAAGCAACTTCGCGATTTCGTGAGGCCATAGCCTTTACGAGCTCGACTTGTTCTTCTGTTCTCTTAAGTGTAATTTTCATTTTTTTTGATACTCTCTAGTTAAATATTAAAGGTCAAGTTTGATTACGTAGTAGCGTCCAGAATTTCCTGATCCAGCGAAATAATCATCATTGGTTCCAACTTCTGTTCTATTTCCATCCGCAAGACAAGTTCCTACTGGTACAGTGCCGGTTCCGGCAAATTTTCCACCAGTACCTAGGAATACTTTATCGCCAGGCCTGATCGTGGATTCATCACCGCTTACTCCTTGAGAAGCAACAGTGATAATGCCCTTTGTCAAGACAGGAACTGCTTCACCAGGAAGAACGCCTTGAAGCTCAAGAAGTTTTTGCTTGTAATAAAGCATTTTTTCACCGTTCTCATCAAAAGCTAAAGTCTGACGAAGAGTTACCCCTAAGGCTTGATTAGCTGGGTCGCCAGTTAGTTCTCCACCACTGAAAGTGAAAGAGATTTTAGCTCCAGCATTAAGAACTGTGCTAGCTTCCGCTGTAGCTGAAAAACCCGGTGAGGTAAGCGCAGCGACCAATTGAGTGATCGTGTTTGTTCCGTCTCCCGTTAGGGTGAATTCCTTGCCGTTTAAAAGTCCGTTTGCAGCTAAAGATTCAAACTTTACGATTTTTGCTCCTGATCCAGCGTGGTCAGGACCTGCAACCTGCACCTGTGCTTTAGACTTGCTAGGAGTCGTTGCGGTAAGCGTTGCGTCCGCTAGGGAAACTTTTAAAGGTACTTCAGGGTAATAATTTCCACCCACGTGAGGGTAGTCAGTTTTACCTAAGTAGCTCTGAAGAGTTGTACCAGCGTTTTCGATGGGCTCTTGAGTCATATCGCCGTTACTGATTTGTACCAGAACACCTGCGTCATGAGCACCAAATTCATGATGAGTCATGTCTGCCAAAGTTAACGCTGATGTATCAAGCGAAAACAAGTTGACAACGTCGTGTTCGTTGTATTGTCTGAATGGAAGTAGTCTATTAGCCATTTTATTTTTCCTCTATTTTAGTATTGAATGTTTACGTTGTCCTTCGAGAAAGCTTGTTTAAATTTTTCCCTTAAAGTTAGTTGGTCTTGAGTTGCATCGCCATTATTGTTGGCAACCACCTCTTCTTCGATTTCTGCATTTTCGATAGCTTCTTCAACAACCTCTTCGGTTGATTCTTCTGCTACTTCTTCTGTAGATTCGCTTGCGGAAGAAAGCTCAGAAATTCTCTTTTGAACTTGCTCTTCAACTTTAGCTGCAATAGCTTTTTGTTGTTCTTCCTTGAAAGATTTTGTTTTGTGCTTCCACATTACAGAAAGTTTTTCCTTATACTCAGCATAAGCTTCTTCTGTGGAATCAAGTGATTTAAGATCAGAAGCAAGAACGACTCGATCTTCGTCTTCTAATTCGAAAAGATCATCAAGTGCGCTCATTCTGTCGTTAAACTTCTCGGAAGCTTCTTTTGCGGCTGCTTCAGTTTTGAGAAGCTCAACTTGCTGATTCATTGCTGCGATTTCTTCTTTTAAAGATTCAATGGTCTTCTTAGACTCTTCGGAAGCTTGAACGAGTTCTTCGTTTGCTTTTCCCATTTCTTCTTTGTCCGCTTGCCACTGGTCATTCTTTTGAATGATAGCGTCATGAAAAACTTTAGTGATGTTGGCAATAGCCTCTTCAGAAAGTTTCTTAGACGAAGCTTGAGCTTCTAAGGTTTCTTTTACTTGGTTTAAAATTTCTTGTTCCATAATGATATTAGGTTTTAAGTTCTTGCTTAAATTTACATCGTGTTTACGCAAATGGGAACTTTTTTTATTTTTTATTTCTATTTTTTCATAGCTGGAGCTTTCTCCGCTATCTTTTAGTTTAAATTCTCGGATGCTTTTTTCGTCTACAGTTAAACCCTTTACGGCGGCTGCTGGATTAGCTGTGAAGCCGATTCCAAGAGGATAAACATCTCCAACGATCAAGCGATGAACTTCTTCTCCGTCGTCGTTTCTTCCGTTTCCTCCATATGCCTTAAGAAATTGTTTATTTTCTTCTTTGCCTTCTTCGTCTTCGATAATTTTCGCATCTTTTAAATTGTCGCTTCCAATGGCAATTACATAATCATTGAATCCAATTTCCCAGCTCGCTGATACTTTTTGATAAAGCTCATTCTCTTCATCTACGGATTTCTGAACGAGTTCTGCAAATTCGGGGTTAACTGTTTTATATACAACAGAAGATAATGCAATATTAAAAGGCTCATCACTTGCAGCCGCTTCTTCTTCGCTCATCAATTCGTTTGTGCCAAACTTAGAGAATGAAGCTCCTACGACATGTCCAACCACTTTCTTTCTTTGATGCTCTATATTGGTGGGCTTGTGAATGAAGTAGTCCTTTATAGCTATCGCGGTCTCGGTATCGATTCCATCTCCATTCTTATTGAACATGTTTGCTACAGCGCCGTTAAATGCTACTCCAACTAAATCAATGTTCTTTCCAAAATCAATATCTTCTGGTATCAAGTCCCTTAAAGATTCAACAGACGCTAAAGATTCAATCTGTTCGCTTTTCGGGCTAGAAGCTACAACACTTTCAGAAAACTTACATATATACTTAAAAGGTAAACTCATATTAATATATTAATACACAAGATTATTTATTATCAATATTTATTTTTTTACTATGATAAAGTATAGAAGCAGGATAAGATACAATTTCATGCTGTTCAGAAATATCTAAAACATCAGATAAAATATTTAATTTTTCAATATTATTAAAATCTTCAATACAAGAGCTTAATGCTTTTTCCCATTGGCCATGTTCTGTTGACATAACTATGCTTTCTGTCAATGTATCTATAATACCCTTGTGTTCTTTAGATAATCTTTTCTTGCCGTAGTGGTTCTTTAGCGCCGATTCAGCTTGCTTGCGTAAAGCTTCAATGCTGTACACCACTTCTTGAATATTCTTTCTGCTGTGAACTTCGTCCGAGGCAAATACTCCACTAGGCTTGGTTGTTGTTCCTGCTGGCCTGCCATTGTCTTTTTTTACGGCAGGCTTTGCTGGTTGAGGCTGTCCTGGCTGAGGAGGAGGCGGTCCCTTTTTCATTTGTTCCTGAGATACCTTTTGCTGCTCAATGCTCATTTCGTGCTGCTCTTCTTTCATTTCTTGATCTTCTTCGCTTAGAATAGGCTGAGATGCAGACAACGGAGTATAAAACCCTTTCTCTCTATCTTCAACAAATCTTTCTTGCGCTGGGCGAAGATCTTGAGGGTCTGGGTAAACACCTTTCTTTAGAGCAATCATTCCCTGTTCTGGGGTTATGATTCCCATCTCGATTAACCTGGACGTTACTCTTTGTAGTTGCACTTCATCCTTGATGTCTATCTCTACGAATTTCGCCGTTGGAAAATTCTTAAAACCCATTGCTTGACAAACTTTCTTTATCTGGGGCTGCATAAAGTCATTAAGAAATGCACTTCTAGCTTCTTTTAATCTCTCTAGAAATATCTGAGCTTTTACTTGTGTGCTTGAGTAATTCTCTTTGCCTACAATGATGTTCTGCAAACCTTCCTTGATGTCTTCGTTTACTATTTGGTACTTGGTCGGACCTAGAACCTTATTTAGATCAGGTATAACAAATTCCGCCTTGGTTGTGTAGTCCGCAATCAACGCACGCCCAATGCTTTCATTCTGGAAGAGGGATTGCATTGCTTTTAAATTATTTGGATTAACTCCTCCTTTGTCTGGAGTATTTCCCATCGTCACCAATAAGATTACATTTTCAATGGTACGAGTTATAGCTTGATCTATTTTCTTTAACTCCATTTTCCAATTTATATCATCAAGTACAGAGAAACCAAAAGGAATAGCAAAAGGCTCATAATCTTGTTTTTTATAAAAAGAAAAAATTAATTTATTAGGATCTAAATCAACCATGATTCCGTCTGACATCCACTGGTTCTGCTTTATTTTATCTTTGGCGTCTTTAGGTAACGCATTAAACATTTCTTGGTCGTAGTCAGACTGAGGAAACTTCAACTTCTCTATATCGTACTCACTTAGTATTTTTTTATAGATGCCATTCTTTGCGCTGAAAGTTAAGGCTCTGTCGGCCACAAAGTCATATGGGTTTAAAAATATGTAACCAACAGGTATTTTCTTGGATCCGATGTTTTTACTTTCTGCTCCATAAACCTGATTCAGTTTAATTAAATCTTCTGTAGTGAATTTGCCGTCCAGCTTATACATGAAAACATTCCCCGACCTATAATACTCCCTGAAGTATTGATCCTTTAACTTCCATATGTTTATCTTCTGCATCCATTTGTCTATGAATATCTTGGCTTTCTCTGAACCTCCGTCTAAATAAATGTCTGAATTTGAGAACTCAGCCATTACGTCTATAGCGTTCCTAAAGATTGGTACGTTCGCATAAGCCTTCTGACAAAGCTCAATAGAAATCCTTGGGCTTACATAAGAATCCTTGTACGAGTACGGCAATCCCAGACTGTCGATATTCGCATACTTGTTTGCTTTGGGTGGTTTTGTTGCCCTGTTTGATCTGTAACGAGTTCCTTCTTCTCCTTCTATTTGGCCTACGTTTCTAGAGTAATTTGCCTCGGCATAATAAGACTCTCCCGCTGTAGCTGGTTTAACTTCTTGAGTACTTTCTGCTTTGCTTAATAAAGAATTTAGATCTTCTTTTTCTTCCTGACCTGCGCTTGCGTTGAATTTACTCCAGTATTCTGATTTCTTATTATATTTTCTTGGCATATTATATAGTACACCAAATCCCTTGAAAGTCTATCCAAAGTTGCAAAGTTAACTTTGACTTTACTTTTAAACCATTATCGGAGTAAACGTTGCATCTACATGTGCCTCTTTAGCATTCATCATGTCGTAATACGTCTTGATCATCCAATTCCCAAGAACCAAAGCTGAATAAGAATCCTTCCTTGTTTTACTTGGTCCGCTTTGCCTTCTTAGGTTTGACGGCAATCCAAAAGTTTGAGTTCCTTGGGGCGTAGAAGTTACCTGTATCAATGCACATTGATTTTTAGTATAGTTAACCATATCCCATTGATGATCCAGGAAATCTATTAGCTTTGCCCCACCGCTACTTTTCAAAAACTCTTTCTGATTGGGCACAAATGTCAAATCGTCTATAGGTACTTTTTTCTTTAATTGCATATGATAATTATCATCCAATGGCCTAGAGCCAAACCATATTCTTTTGTGGTCTAAGTTGGCCTGTAAAAGTTCATTCGACTTTCTAATCCAGTCAGAATTGGCTTTCCTCAGTATGCATATTTTTCTATCTTTTAAATTGTATTGCATTTTGAGCTCCCTGAGTCCTTCTTGGTAATGCTCGGTATTATCAAGGTCAGCAGAGATTTCCTGTATATTTATATTACTTTTATTGAATTGCTCACTAGCATTAGCTCCCTGTAGAAATTGTACACCTCCACCATAGTCACCAACAATAGCAACAATATTAAAATGAGTCAACAAGTAATGAAAATAATTAATATGATCCTGCATCTTTAAACCAGGAACAGCATAACTATGAATTAAAGTACCAGATTTTGTATTATCATTTAATTTAAATAATTGCATAGCGAAATCGTCAGAGCTTTCACTCTCCGCCCAACTTGGGTCAAATGCTAACAAATATTTACAATCTCTATCTCCAGCAAGCTCCATACAGGGAGTCTCTCCATCAGGCACAGTGCATGCAGCCATTGTAGATGTTTTAAAGAACCCTGAGCTGTCGTCCGTGAATATAGCATTAAACTCTCGATCAAACTGAGACTGACTCATTGTTTGCTTTGATTGATTGATCAAGTTTTGATCGTAAAGAGCTTCGGGGGCCACATCATAACTAAAATGCATTATAACCCTTTTTGACGTATCTATGGATCCTGGATGAGTTCCGTCTAGAATTAGATTCTCGAATGTCTCGTATACCTTATATAAATATTCAAACTTATAACTAGCAGAGGATAATGCTATCAATTTATTGTTTGGCCATTTGTACCTATCTTCCTCCTTCATTTTACCCTTAGCTATCATTTGGTCTTCTAGCTTTCTTACCTTCTCTCT